TTACTTGGAGATGTAAGCATAAAGAGTGCATCCCGTGATGGCAATCCATAAATTTCGCTGGTGAGTTTTCACTCTAATTTTCCTTTTTGCCTCGTCTTCTAACCGCTGCAAGGATTGATTGGCTCTCTCTAATGACCGCTGCGTCGCTTCGTTCAAGCTCTTGGACGCGGTCAGCTCTTTCTTCACTGTCTCTAATTGCTGATTGGCTTCTGTCAGCTGCGTTTGCTGCTCGGTCAAGAGCTGCTGCTTGGTCTCGTTGTTCTTCGCGAGCTGATTCGAGTTCGCTTCGAGTCTCGTCAGCTCGCTTTCCGATATCTGATACATCTCCTCTGCCTGCGAAGAAGTACCAGCCGCCAGCCAAAGCAAGGAGCAGAAGGCAAAGAGCAATAGCCTTTTTGTAATTCTGCACATCGTCCCTCCATTTAATACCATTCGCTCATATCGTAATTGCGTCCGTCAATTTCGAATGCATCCGTGAATTGCCAGCCCTGCAGAATGCGTCCAGGGAAATAGTCATGGAAATTGCATTCATCGTTATACTGGGCGCACCAGGTGGGCACGTAATCAGCTAGATCATTCAGGTTCAAGCAGTCGGTCAAGGTAGACAGGCTCGCATAGATGCCCGCAGAGTATCCCGCCGCGTTGGATGTGGAAATAAAAGCACTACAGATGGCGGTCACATCTTCCCTATCCTGTCCGATGGTCTCTGGTGCTTCTACATCGATCCAAATTCCCAAAGGCGGCGCGTCGTATCCCAAGGCTTCCAGGGCTTCAATGACGACCTCCGCCTCTTCTTCTGCTCGTTCGGTTGTCTGGGCGTGCGTGTAGCAGTAAACGCCCCATGAAAGGCCGCGGGCGCTGGCTGCCGAGATGTGCTTCCCATGAAGTTCGGAAAGCGTGCGACCTTCGCTGATTTTTACGATAACCCCCTCTACCCCTTCATCAATCATGTGTGACCAGTTGACATGATCATTCCAGTCTGAGATATCTATAACTTTCATGACTGCCCCTTTCTTTTCACTAAAGCCGCCAAATTATGTACCGCAGAAATGCCAGCGTCATCCAAGTTTTCGATAATGCTCAAAAATTCAGACGCCGCTAAGTAAGATACGCAAAGCGGCATAACTAAACCGAAACGGTGTACCTGTTCCGTCATGGTATCCATGATAGAGCCAGCCATGACTACGATGACATAGACTATGATCTTCCCGCAAAACTGCACTTTCATCGCCTTGCTGGATATAACGCCCATGCGATGGGCCTGCGGAATTGCCTTGATGCTTTCTACAAGGCTAGGCGTATAATCATCAGTCTTGATTGTGTTATGCGCCAGTTCTATCCACTTTGTGGCCAAGTCTATGACAATAAGTATCACGAACAGGGACACAAGCTCAAGATGAAATTGTGCAGCAGCTAGCATCCCACTCGCTATGATTTTTACCTCCCAGTAGTTTCCAAGACGACTGGCCGCTTTGCTGATGGCTTCTGAAAACTGATCAAATTCCATGTTTTCCCTCCAAATCCATGATTTTCCCTTCTTTCTATCAGTGACGTCTGGTGTATGAGTGTTGATTTCAGGGGCCCACGAAAGAGTATATTTATCGGACTCCATTCCGTCATGATAACCATCGTTTAGAACCCCCATCCAGGGTTTATGAGTTTTGGCGTTCTCTACATACACTTCCTCATAGTATATTTCTTCATCTGGACGAGTATATGTACATCCCCCATTAAGAGTGTATTCTTTGCCTGGAGTAACTCCTACAAAAGAAACAAGGTCTGAATAATGTTTGCTCCAAAAGATTAAGTACATTTCAAATAATTTACGGAGAACCGCCGCAACTACCGCAGCCCGAACACTTGCCTGCACAGTTTCTTCCGCAACCAGTGCAACCGCCTGTACAAGCCCCTGTACAACCACCGCCGCATGAGCCCGTGCAGGAACTTCCACACGTCGAACTGCACCCACTGGCGCACCCCAAAGCACATCCATTCATACAGTTAATAACGGTCGGTTGCTTGGAAAGAACGCTGGAAATGTCGGCATCAAGTCCGTTGTCATTGGCCAGCAGCTTTGATAAATCGTCGTATATGGAAGTGGTTATTTTATCGCCCTTTGCCTTCGATGCCGCCGAAAGCGCGCCGTTTTTAAGTGCCATTGCCCGTCACCTTCTTATACGCCGCATCGGTAATGTTTTTACTGATCTGCGTGCGATTATCTAACTCTTTGTCGTTTGAAAGCATTTTGTTCAGGCTGTCGTATAGCGTGGTCTTTACCACGTTGCTCTTGTTCTCAATCGTTGGTTTATCCATGACATCCTCCTACGGTGCGCCAGCGCAACCACGGTCACAACCACCGCTGCAGCCGCCGCTGCACTCATCACCGCATCCGCTGCAGCCACCTCTGCATGTGTTATTGCAGCTCGTGGAACACCCGCCTGTACAGTTTCCACCGCAGCTGCTGGTACAACCTGTGCAGGCGTTCTTACAATTCCCGCCGCACGAAAGACTGCAACTGTTCATGCATGCCTGTATGGTCGCGGCGTTCGCCTCCACCTGTTTAAGCATGGTTTCCAGTGCTTCATCGTTTTCTAAAAGGTTCTGCAAGTCGGTAAAGATAGTGGCGGATATATTGCCTGTTCTTGCAGAAACAATAGCATTATGTTTGACTGCCATTATGTCACCTCCGCGTTATGATCTAACGCATAATGGACTTTCATTGGTCCACAAAGGTTATCCCCATAAAGGGCTTTCCTTACCACGCACTGGTGGCAATAGTCTTTCAGTTCGCACGTCTTGCAGTGGGTGCAGGCAAATTTCTCTCCCTCTTCCAATCGAGCGTCACCGAAGTTGGCTTGAAAGCACTGGTATAAGCGACCTTGCGGCGTGATGGCGACCCATGCACAATCTTGGATGTTGCCGCTAAACATGCGGAACGGCTTGGCACGGTTCTTCGTACTCGTAAGAAGAGAAAGGTACGCACGGCGAGTGGCAATGTCTTTCAGCTCGTTATAAGCGAAGAAGTTCCATAACACCATCGGGGATATCCCCTTTTCATTCAGGAAGTCGATGTTCTGCTTCGCACGCCTTAGATAATGCTTTCCTGCCACAACATACGTTGCGTAAAGATGATTTGCCTTCATGTATTCGTAGGTGTCCGGGCGGATAATCCGAGGGTTCTTTTGGTCGTGGTCAAAGCTGACAGAAAGTTGGAAGTCCACGCCCTTCTCTTTCATCCAGTCGATAATTTCCCTGCCCTTGCCGTTGAGAAGCTGGCAGTTGGATACAATGATGTATCGCACGTCTCTTTTGCTTGTTTTCATCTGTTCGCAAAGGCGCACCGTGTCTTTGATGACCTCTGGATGAAGAAGCGGCTCGCCGCCCTCAAGCTCTATGGAGAGCGTCCCTTCTTTGATGATGTGCGGTTGCTTCAATAGCGCATAGAGCGTTTCTATCTGCGTGCCGTTTCCGCGATTCCTGTAGGCTATGTCTGTTTTCCTTTGCGAGCAATACTCGCACTGGCAGTTGCAGTCGTATCCCGTTGTCACGCGGATGTTGTCGATGTGTATGAGCTTGGTATTCATTCATGGTCACTCCTGCGAAGAAGGTAATAGCCTAAGTTTCGTTCCATGTTTGAGCGGTATCTCTTTTGTTCTTGGGTAAGCTCCAGTTTGTCGCTGTAATTGCAAAGCCTAGTAAAAAGGAATGCCATGTTCTCAAGGAATACCATAAACTCAGTTGCCGTCTTAATCCCTTCAAGCTCTTTCTTGTCCAGTTCAATGTCGTGATTCTTTGTAATGCTTATATTCATTTTTCCCTCTCATGACGTTCTCTAATGGTCTTTGCTATTTCCCTGACCCTTTTCTCTTGGAAGCAATAGCCCTTAATGGCGGATGTGTCACCGCTCTTTTCCCATGCGGAAGAAATTTCTTCCTTTTCTTCGTCTGTCAGTTTTCCTGTTACCGCATCCATCAGCACGGAAATAGCGTTTCTCATATCCATGATTTCATAGCGGAGCGGAATATAATCCCCAATAGCTTCGTTGATTCCCCACTGTACACGAATAGACGCCTTGTCTATCGGGCTATAGTAATAGCAAAGATTTTCCCAATTTGCGTGGAAGTCGTAAAAATGGTCGATTATCCAGTCCATCGTATACTCTTCACATCCGTCGGGCATGACCTTCATAAATTGCACTGGTTTCAGAGAGTGTGCATCAGGGTACGGAGTATTTCCAGTTGCTTTCAGATATTCGTCAAATTCTTCGTGTGTGTAGAAGAAATGCGCACCGTCCTTTGGATAGAACACACTGTCTTTTCGTGTAAAGCCATCAAAGAAGTGTTCATCGTCCGTCTCATAGAAAAAATCAAAGATAGTCCCCGGAAGTTTTATCTGACCCTTCGCTTCCATCTCCAATGCCCATTTGGCGATAGCTGAAACATAAATCATAAGCTCATCTCCTTCATTCTTTCAATCCAGTAGTCGTAAATCCTATACTCCTGTTCCGTCATGATTTCCTCGTTGTTGTGATAATCAAAAGTACCATCAATGTCGTAGTTGGCAGAATAACAAAGTGGTAGCTTCGTGCTTCCTATCTGCTCGTTGATTCTGTCTTGCCCTTCTCTGAACCGCTTGAATTTCTCTTTGTCAAAGCCGTGCCATATATCACCAATGTCGTAACGGTGCCGCCCTGTTGCAAAACGGTGACAGGGATACAGTTTCCCGTCCATGCCGAGCGTTACCATGTATACGCCGCTTCCGCAATAGTTATTTTTCTCGTTATCTTCTTTAATGATACGCCGCCGTCCAATCGGTTTCAGCTTGAATTGGAGCTTGCGGTGAAATATAAAGTCAACAACCTTGCGAAGCTGACGGTAATACTCTTCGGCATCTTCCTTCGTCCACTTCTGCTCATAGATGGGGTTAGCCCACGGCTCAAACCCGAGCTGAATTTGGTTGATAAGCATATCTGCGAGCATAGGAAGCGTGTCATGGTTCATCGTGCCTTTAACCATCGGCTCGTGGTCACGGTGTTTCCACCATTCCATATTCTCCATAACCTTGTCGTATGACCCTTTGCCATTCAGGTAAACGCGGTTCATATCGTGTGCCTTTTTGCACCCATCGAGGGATACCCCAACCCTAAGACACTTCCACCTATTCAAAAAGTCCCGTATGGAAGGTTCTCCAAAGAGCGTTCCGTTAGTCGTGTTGAAAAATGTGAAGCGGTGTTCTGTCACCCACGGATGATGAAGCTCTCGCCCTTTCTCTAAGAACTTCGTCATGGCGTACTCCATGAGCTTCCATTCAAGAAGAGCTTCGCCGCCGATAAAGTCTAGGATGATGTATTTTCTCTTGCTATACTGCGGTTCGGTATAGATAAGGTCTATGAATTTGTCGATGTATTCTTTCTTGGTTGTCTGATACTGCTTGTTTTCCTCATAGCAATACTTGCACGCTAGGTTGCATTTATCCGTGATGAAGATAGTAGCAGTAAGGGAAATGTTCTCGTTCATTTAATCACCAGCACCTTTACTTTCTTAATTCCACTATCAAGATTCTGTTCTAGGGCAATCCCGACCGCGCCACCTGTTCTTTCTTTTGACGCCTTGCCAATTCCGGGGGCGTCAGTTGGGATAATGAAATTACCAACACGAACCGCTCCTTTCACATAAACAGGAACTCTTCCCGCAAGAGAAACTGGAATAAATTTTTTTAGGTTGTAAGTTTCATAATTATCGTTATACTCACCGCCGATGATATGAGCATAATTTCCAGTGCAGATTCCGACAATAACTTTACTTTTGTTCGTTGCCTTTACATATCTTTCTTGTGCTGATGTTTCGTCAAGCGCAATGATATGCCCCACTTCTGCGTCATCACCTCTTTCAAACCATTCGGCATAGTCGTTGTATACAGCATTAAAAACCCTAGCCCCCGTTATGTCACCTGTCGCGGTAATATCCCCATTCACCGCAAGTTGCTTTACATTGGCAGTGTTACTCACAGTAATGTTTTTAGTATAAGTGCTTCCCCATTCTTGAGATGCGGTTCCTAGATTGTCTATAGCAGACGGTCTTGAACAAATATTTGCCATGTTTCCTCCTTACCCTCGTAATACAATATTTCCATTTGTATCAGTGGTGAAATAAGTGGCTTGTTTAATCAGGTCTTGAACGTCCCTAATTGTCACTAGAGGAATGACCGCCACGTCTCCCGCGGCGTTCGTGACGACGATACCGCCATCGGTCGTATCTTCCTTGACTGATGTCACGGGGTTCGTTATAGCCGCATAACCTTTGGCCTTTTCCGCACTCTCCTGCGCGGAAGTCGCACTATTCGCTGCCGCCGTAGCGCTTGCCTTGGCGTTGGCCTGCGCAGCTTCTATACCATCTTTCGCGTCAATGGCCGCGTCTCTTGCATCCGACGCCTGTGCGGCGCATGTGGTCGCGGTCGCTGCGTTGTCTGCGGCAATGGTAGCGCTTTCGCCGGCATGATCTGCCGACGCCTTCGCGCTGCTTGCACTATGAGCGGCCGCAGTTTGACTATCCCCCGCCGCCGTTGCTTTCTTGGTTGCGGTTTCTGCATAGGTCTTGGCTGTATTGGCCGCGCCGATGGCCGCGTCTGCACGCTCGGCTGACTCTGCCGCCTTGGCCTTCGCATACAATGCCCACGTTTTGGAAGACTGCGTCATCCCTGTCGTGCTCTCGCTGTCCGCATTGTCGTCTGGACTCACACTGGATACGGCCCACCTTTGGGCAAATTCCATATGGTACGCACTGCTCTTCGCGCTGGCACTGGCAGCTGCAGCGCTACGTGCGGCGGCTGCGCTGCTGGCGGCGGCGCTTTCGCTGGCGGCCTTCGGGTTTAGGCCCTCTACAAGTTTTGTCCCGGTCTCGTCCCAGTAAAAGCCCATGTTGGCTTTAGGCGATGGAAGCATGGGATCTATGCCGCTAGCCTCTACAGAAACTTTTAAATGCCGCTTAGAGTCTGTATCTAAGTCCTGCAAAATTCTGGTGATTTTATCCAGTGCATCTTCCGTCACATCGAATGGCCATTTGTCCCCGAGGCTTGTCTGCTGGTCTATTTTCGTTTTTCTTTGGATAACAAGATACCATCCCGCCGGAAGCACGGGCGGCCGTTCGGCCTCAGCAGGTTCTTCTCCGGGCGCGTACCCCGGGTAGGTAATTTCTTTTTTGTCCATATCAATGAAGTAATCGCTCGTGAGAGTCTTTTTCTTGCTTTCCTTGTCTACAAGCGTCACGACAATATCCGCTTTCTCAAGAACCGTAAAGGTATACGGAAAACTTGTTGTAATCCCATCCCCCTTATAGACGATTCGATTTACTTCGGCACCTATCATTTCTTACCCTCCTTTTTCTCTTTCATAGGTTTATCCATAACCGTTTCGCTGCGTCTGCCCATGGCTGGCAATCGATCAGCCGATAATAAAATAGTTCGATCATTTTTTCTTCTCCTTGAGTGTTTTGTCCCAAAGTGATTTCCTAAACCAATCCCACATGGTGAACTCGGTATCGGTAGAGACCATTCGCATGAAGTTCCAGAAGGCGTCTGTGATGGTATCCGGGACGGGAATGGATGTCCTTGTGATGGCTTTGGTGGCTCCTCGCCCCATCTCTATGAGATCACCTTTCTTGGTGGCTCTTAGGAAGTTTTCCATGTGCTTTAGGGTATCAAAGAATGGAGCGTCTGGGGCTGCGGATCCGAAGGATTTCCCGGTAAAGAAATCTACTGTCCACGGGACTGCTTCTCTTACAAGAGGGACGCCGCCGATGGGGCCGCCGGAGGCGATGACATGGAGGAATTTCTTCTTCCATTTATCTTCATCATCAGAGTCGTCCCCGATTTCTCGTAAGGTTGTTTCGACTAAGGCTCCTAGGATCCACCAATACCACGTGGCTGCGAGGAGCGGCTTCACGTCTCCTTTGTCGTATAAGGTGTACCCTGCGCGGATAAACTGGTTCGTGACAAGGTTCGTGTAGCTATAGAAGGTGGTCATCTGTGCAAGAATTCCGTTCTTCCTGATAAAGCTGCTCTGGTCTTTGGTCTCATTGGATCCGAAAGTCTCTCTCACGGCTTTGTCGGCAAGTCTCACGGCTTCTGCGTCCATCTCGTCTCTATTGAGCTTGCCTTCGATTTCCATAGCGGCCATGGCTCTCTTGTAAGTGAATAACCATTCTGGCAAGGAAAACATTTCATCTGTCGCCTGGATGAGCCAGTAGGCCTTGGAATTTAAAGTGTCGACCCCATACTTCCCGTGCTCGATCTTGGATCGGAACTCGGACTCGTTTTTCCCTACCGGCAATCTGTCCTGCATGTACATATCCCTATCGATGGTGGCACCTCGGTCTTTCATCATAGTGGACTTGGTTTGAATAAATCGCCGCTGCTCTATGATGTTTCCATGAAAATAGAAATCTCCTACGGCCTTTAGGGCATTGGCTGCTCCCATCCGTTCCATCATGCCGGTGATGTTCCCGATATTCAGTAAAGCTGTGGAGAATCGGAACCCCATCGTTGTGAAGTTGAAGCGCCGCCGGGCTCTGCCTAAGGTAGAGTCCCATTCGCTCATATCCTTAATCGAGGAGTGCCAGCAGTCCTTGGCCCATCCCTGCAGCAGTGAAAGGGTTTCCGGACCTGCGGTGTTTTCGATAGCTGCCACGACTTCTTTCCGATTGAGGAGCTTGTAGACGTCTACGGTGGCTTCTCGCATGGCGATGTGCTGCATGGCTTCATTGACAGCCTCTACATATACGTCGAGGTCGAGGCGGAGCTTCTGTCCGCCGGATGTTCCTGCACGCTGCTTGGTGCTTCCCATGCCCAGGGAGAAGGAGGAAATATTCTGCATGTCCATCTTGGCGATGTCTGTTGTGGAGAAGTTACTTGTCTTCGTGCTGCTTAATGGATCGTACTTGATTCTATAGTACTGGCCATGAATGACGCGGCCGGATTTCAGCGTGAAGTCTTCACCCTGGACTTTCCCTAGGGGTGTGCCATAGAGATCGTTCTGGACTTTGTTCCTCTCACCCCAGTATGAATTGAGGTGATCCCATACTTTCTCCACGAAGTTCCAGTCCTTGTCAGTGAGGTTCTTATCCAGCATGTCCAGTATGGTTTTCTCGTCGGTGTTCAAGGTATCGCTCAACCATAAGGTCTCTATGAGGCGTGCCCTGTTGGACTTGGTGCCAAAGTTTAAGGCCATGGCGAGGAGCTGCTCCTTGGTGTAGGAAACGGGTTTACCGCGCTCGTCCAGCCCTACAGTGTAGAGCTTCTTGCTTCGGATCGCCGTCCATTCTTTTCTGGAGTAGATCGCGAAGTTCTTCCGGAAGGTGACTCGTGCTGCACTCTTTAGCTCTCGCAGATGGGCAGCCGCTTTGTCCATGGGTTTATAGAAATACTCGGCCGCAGACTTTCCCAGTCGTTCGATCAGAATTTCAGGAAGTGTGATGTCCTTGATGAGGCTGTGGATTTTTGTCCCCAGCCTGTCCAGGTTAGTGGCAGTCTGGTTCTTGAGTCCCGGAGTGGCCACGCGGTGCGTCCAGTTATCTATAATCTCATCGTGGATCTTTTGTGCTGCGTCATCGAAAGAGGTGCCTAAGGTATTCCCCTCGTACTCTCTTCGGCCTAATTTGTAGACAGCCTTCATAACCTTAGCCATTTCTCGGAACTGATCCATGGTGAGGTCTTTCAGCTTCATAGGACTTGAACCGTCGAAGGCGCTTCTCATCCATCCCGGGATGATGTCTTCGGCCATGTAGCGATCATCGTCCATAGCCTGCATGGGATTCATCTCTACGGCAAGCCAGCGCCAGTTGAATGGTCTCTCCTGCCCGCTCTCGTCAATAGGCAAGATGCCGTCTTTCTTCGTGAGGCCTAAGACGTATGCCATGTGCTGCACGAAGTAGCGTGCGTCGTCCTTCATCATGACTGGTTTATCCGTCCGGGAGATGCGGTTCAGGATGCCTAAGATGCCGTAGCGCTCCATGCCGTTTTCGTTAAGAAGAGGCGTGGTGACTTTCCCGCCGCCTCCGTGAAGGGTGCGACGGATTTCTTCTTCGTTTGCCCTGGCAAACTTGGCCATGGTGAGGCACTGCGCCTGCTCGCGTTTCCAATAAGCAGCGCCTTCCCAGTCATTGCCTGCGGCCGCTTTCATGGCGCGGGCTTCTGCAATCTGCGCCTTGTTCTCCCACCATCGCCAACTCGTTGCGTGGGAGAGTTTCTCGCCACCTAATGTATTTCTGGCGTCCTCTTTGATTTCCCTCATGTCGAAGCGCATGGCGTCTCTGGACTCTTTGAGGCCGTCTACCATAGTCTGGAGCTGCACAGCAAGATCAGCAGCGGTGAGTTCTGCGTCTTTTGTGGTGCTGTCGGCCTTTGCTCTTTGGGCGCGTTCCTTCTCAAGCTCGGCTTCAAGGGCTCGCATGTTTCCTTCCAGAATGGTCTGTGATTCCTTTCTTGACTGGTTCTCGCCCTTGGCTGCTGCAGCTTCTGCTTTCGCTTTTTCAAGCTGCTCTTTTAGCAGCTTCTTCTGTTTCTCCAGCTTTGCGATCTTATCTTCCGACTTGGCAATCACATCTGTCTGCTTGTCGACCTCTGTTGTTTCTTTTTCGGAAACAAGTCCCAATCGCTTGCGAATTTCTCTCGCGGTCTTTTTCTTGTCTTTGGACCGTTTGAGTTCCATCTGCATAGAATTGACGAGATGGATATAGGCGGAAACTTTCTTTTCAAGCAGCATGGCTTCGATGCGGGACTTCCTGGCCATGCCTTCCGGGGAACGAAGGATCTCTTCAGCCATGCCCCTGATGGCTTCCGGGGTCAAGGCTTCTTCCCGATAGTGCTGCACCATCTCTTCGATGTGCTTGTTCCACCGTTCTTCCGTAGTGCCGCCAGCAGCTCTCAGCTTCTCTTTCAGATCTTTTTCTGTGACCCCGGCCATTTGGAGAAATTCGTCACGGTCTTTCTTTGTAGGGAATGTGTCGGAGTTGTAAATGGTCTCGATCTGGTAGATTTCATTTTCTTCTCCTAAAGCCTGAAGGAATTTCATGTGCTCTTCTTCTGAGGAAATGGAAGCGCGGAATTTTTCGATTGCTTCTTCTTTCACCATGTGGAGGTAGTAACTCATGGCTTTCTCCAGAGCTTTGTCCTTGACGCTCTCGGCCCATGCTTTGAGATTGCCTAGTTCGGACTGGTTCACATCGATGGCCTTGTCGATGGCTTCGAGCTTCCTTTGTGCGGCCCATGCGTTGATTCCATCTTCCGTAGAAATCATACGATCGAAGATGTCTTTGATTTCAGGGGTGAGTTCTACGTTTCCCAGGTTCTTCGCGGTCTTATAGATATCCGTCAACCACTTTTTGAACCGCCGGAATACGCCCTGCATTTCTTTGGTGGGTGCGCTGCCTTCCATGAGGTATTTCTCGAAGCCTCGAGCAAAGCGTTCCTGCATCCAGCGTTCCATGGCACCGGCCTTCCCTGCTCTGATGTCTTCGGCATACTTGGTGAATTCCTTCTCTAAAATAGTCCCTTTGTATTCAGAGAGGTGGTCTTCGGAAAAGGCGGTCCATGAACGAATGGTAGAAAGATCGCCCTGCATGCCCTTCAATGCAGCGCGTGCTTTCGCCGTATCCCCGTTGAAGTAGGTGGCGACATTCTCTTCGCTCATCTGACTCATGTTCTCAAGCATAGAAAGGAACATATGAGCGCCTTCATGGATGACTGTAGATTCATTCGCACCGTCGAAAAGCTCAATGACGTTGGCGTTTCTGTCGTAGGAGCCCTGGTATTTGTTTTGGAAATATACGTTCAGCTTCTGGCCTAATTCTTTGGCCTTTGCTTCTCGGTCGCCTTCTACGTCCTGGTCATATTCACGGACCACGATACCTTGTGATTCCAGAAAGTTTACCGTTTCTTCCGGTGTCCCCTTCGGGATGACAGCGCCGGAGAATTCGTCGAACGTCACCTTCCTAGCTGGCTTGGCTTCGAAGTAGTCCGTCGTTACCTTGTCCGCTTCCTTTAGAAAATCTTTGATGTGCTGGAGGAATTTCTTATCTTCCGGGAATCCGTGCAGATCTTTCTTCCCATCTCTCGTGTCCTTCATGAGCCCAGCCAGATCCATGTCTAAATCCATGCCGTAACTGCCGCGGAGCTCAGCTGCTTCGTCTATCAAGCGATTGTACATGTCTTCCGCCTTCTTGTACCGCACGAGTTCTTTCTTGTTCGGTGCAAGGAGTGATTCATGGTTTTTGATATCCCTAATTGACGTGAACTTTTTGGAAAGGAAAGCAAGCAAGCTGTTGAAGCCGTAGTTGATACCGCCTGGTCCTTCGTTATTGGTACCGCGGTATTTTTTCATCAGCTTGACAATATTGTCAATGTTGAAAGCGTATTTCTTCCCGTTGTCCCAAAGATACCTGTCTTTATAGAGGCTGTCGAATTCGGAACGGACGAAGGAAATAAATTTGTCTATGCCGGCTTCTTCGATTGCTTTCTGCAGGTCTTGTTCGAAAGATGATTTGTCAACAATCTTTTTGCTACTTGCCTTCCGTCCTTTTTCATACTCGCCTGCCCACTCGGAAAGCGTGGCGACTGCTTCGGGACTGACATGCCCATCCTTCTGCAGCCACGCAAGGCGTCGCTTGTTGAGTGCAAGCAGCCCTTTCTTGTTCCTGATTTTTTCTTTCAGGTCTTCGATGTACGGCTGGCATGCCTTATCCAGATCCGAAAAATCTTTTTCCCTTACTTTAGTATCTTTCAGCGCTATCAAAATGTCCGGATACTTTTCGAAGAATTCTTTGTGCGGGTAATTGGGCACGATCGTTTCGTACTTGATGGGCACGTCTTTCTTCAGTACGTTCTTGACGTAGTAGTATTTGACCACCTCGTCATTCTCCATCCGGGCAAGAGCTTCTTCGCCGGTGTAGGCAGGGAAATTGATTCCCCGCACTTCTACCCCTTTGCTTTTCAGCTCGTCGCTCGCCTTCTGGAATTTCTCATGAAATGCCTTCTGGTCTCTTTCTGCAGGTTCTTCGTAATTAACGGTAGGCTTTCTTACGGTGTAGGCGTCGCGAGAGAATACTTCGTTCGCCCTGGACTTTCTCGGATCGATCATATCCTTATTCCCGATCAGCGTGATCTCCCCAAAGTCCCCGAATGGAATATCCCTCTTCGTGATGGCGAGGGAAGGCATCGGGAGGCCGCCCAGCTTGATGGCTTCTCTCAATTTGCCAGCAGAAACATTGTGATAGACGACGAGATCTTTTTCTGCTTTCGTCTGGTAGTAGGTGGGATTTTCGCTTTTCAGCTTGACAAGGTCTTCTTCATTTGCTACATTAGGAGCAGATAAAAGGTTATCGACTTTTTCTTCGGGCATGGGCCAATTAGGGCTTCTCTGGAGAATTTCGTTGATAGCCTTTTTTCTATTGACATAAAGCAAATTTCCTTCATCTAATTGACTGTTAAACCACTCATATGATGGGTTCTTCGACTTCTTTTTCGTCTTCCCATATGCGCTTGCAATTCGGTTGATTTCATAATTTTTTCTCGTAGTCACTTTTAGCTCAAACGGGACGACGATGGTTGCCCCGTTGTTATCTTTGAGGTCTACCACCACTACTCGGCGTTCCTCTCCGTTCGGCCCTGTATATGACTTAAAGATCATGATTGGATTTGTAAGCGCCCTCGGCAGCTGCTTCATGATCTCCGGTGTCATGTCTCCTGCATGCTTTCCGTTCAGGATTTTCTCAAGATCTGTCTTGGCGATTTCCACAGGAAGGACTTCAGCTCCGGTTAGTTTCAGCACGAGAGGCGTTGTCATCACGCGAACCATGGGCGACTTTTCTTTACCGGCAATGAAACGATCTACACTGTCCGCGAAAGATTTCTCATCTGCGTCCAGCTGCTGCTCGGCCATGCCCTTCTTTGTCGACTTGCTCGATAGGACGTTATGGGCATATTCTCCGGCCATTTGGTGATAGGCATCTTTCTTGACGATGCCCAGCGCATTTGGTAAACTGTCTATGGTAATAGCGGAATTGTTCTGACTGGTCGTCCCTGCGTCTTTATACGAAAGGCTGCCAGCGGAATGTTCCGCTATTATCTTATCTATGGATTCTTTTCCCCCGGCCATACCCGTTTTGAACCAAACCACACCATTGTCGTTTGATACCTCAAGTACAACGTAGTAAGATCCTAAGTCTCCATCTATACGGCACAATACCGATTTCCCGTGATACCTTCCACTTAATGCGTCACCTCTGCTCGATAGGGCAGGATTATGCAGCACATCCAAATGGTTTTCGATATCATCCATCTGTTCTTTGGTAAGCACGTGCCCCCTGTGCAGTATTGTTGCGTGGCTGACCTGTTCTTCCGAATAAGATACACCGAATTTCCCGGTGTATCTTATTTTATTGGGCTTTTCGCCTGCTGCCTTTCCAGCTTTGATTCTATCCATAAATTGGGAAACACTGGAAATGCCGGACCGACTGACGTCGAAGGCAGCCATACCGTAGGCTCCTTCTCGGATTCCCACGACTTCCCCCGCTTTTACCATTGCCAGTTTCAATGGTACGCCATAATTCTTATGGAAGTTCTCTGCGATCTTTGCCAAGACTAAGGCGGAGTCTCTCGCGGCTTTGGTGACGGCGCCGTTTCCTGCGGCTTTGATTTCCTCAAGGAGCGGCTTGTAGGCTTCTTCATAAGTCTCTGGATCTAAGAGTGTCTGCGCGATGAGATCTTCCTTGTTTAAAGATTTCAGTGTCTCGCTCACTCTTTCGATGGATTCGACTCTCTTCTTGGCTTCTTCGATCTCGGCGATGGCCGCTTTGGATTCTTCATCGCCTTTATCATTCTCGGCAATGATTTTCTCTTGGGCGATATCGTAGAGTTCACGCTGGCTCGGTGCTCTTCCGTATGCCCCATAAAAATCCTGATACCAATCTGGGTTCTTGGAAACTCTGAGATGTACCCGATCTTTCCCTTCCCCGACGTCGAACATATCGACGCCTTTTTCATTGGAAAAATTCGCGTCCTGCGTCTTTCTTCGTTCCATGTAGTCCTGTAGTTCTTTGACGCCGGTTAATTCGCCCCATGCATCTTTGGCTTCCTGGAGGATGGTCTTGCAGGTGTCTTCGATATGATCTAAGCCGCCGGAAAGAATTTCTCTTGCGGTGTCTCTATCCTCTCTTCCGATATCGGTATCATCGGAGAAGTGGTCGTTCAAGATTTTTTCTGTAGCGGCCGCTTCTCTTTTTTCGCGTGTCATGGTGACAATGTCGATCATGTCTTTCATGCGCTGGCGTTCTTCCCGGATGGCATGGATCGTTTTTTCTCCTTTGTCCATGGTGGTGTAGTCGGAAAGGGCTTCATGGGTTTCGGGGGTGGCGGTCTGCATGTATTTCCCTGTCTCTACCTCTAAGGGCTTGCCGGTCTTGATGGCGTCATCTAATTCTTTAGCGGTGATCGTGCCATCTTCTACGAGCTTGTTTAAGGCATCGTGTGTCTTTTCATTTTCGGCCGCTGCGGAAGCGTCGATGTAAAGCGTGCCGGATCCGGTATGATCGAGCTGGTTCTGCAGTGTCTTCCGGTAGGTTTCCGGTGCTTTTTTGTAAAGGGACGATTCGGAGCGGAGATCCATGAGTTTCTGCAGCATGGATCTTTCGTTCTCACGTTTGAATTCGATAACGGCGTCTTTCATTTCGGAGAGGCCAGTGATTCTCTTCATGGCTCTATGGGCCCCTGCGCCTGCTAAAGCAGCACCACTGATCGACATACCAACAACAGAGGGGACAGCTTCGATCATGGCGTCCAAGGCATTCCCCATCATCTCTCTTACGGGAACAGTTTCTTTCCCAAAGAGGTTCGTATCGATATCTGCAGAAAGAGACTGCAGACCTTCTTCGGCGATCTCAGGCGCTGCCACTTTGGCGAACTGTTTCGCACCGTATCCGATGGCTTTAGCTCCTACGGCTGCTCTCCCTGCACCGATCAGTTTCTTCATGGCAGCTTCGTTCTTGATGACGGCTTTGGCTGCGTCACTCCCCCATACTTTGGTGATGCCCTTGAGTGCGAGCTCCCATGCACCGGTTTCAATGGCTGCATTGATCCTTCCGACTCTCTTGGCATGGCCAATGGCCTGCTCTCGGGTATAAACAGATTTCCCGTTTTTATCCTTTTTGGTGCGCCAATCCCAATACGCCTGTCCAGCTTCTGCTCTATAGGTTCCTGTGAAGACGGAAGCAGTGCCTAAGGCAATGAGCCCTGTCAGTGCGGCCGCTCCTGTGACAGCTGCTCCTGCCACGGCTCCTGTGGCTCCTACGGCGCCCGCTGCGGATGCAGCGCCTAAGGTGGCGATCTGCGGCAGGTTTGTTTTGGTAGCAGCTAAGATAGGCTGCGCCAATGGGGCGATCGGAGCGAGGATTTCTGCGGCGCCGCGCATGATCATATTCTTCTGCATGGAAAGCTGGGAGATGGTTTCCCCTACAATCTTGGCCACGTAGGAGTCTCCGATTTCTGCGTTATATGCTTTCTGCGCATTCATGAGTCCAGGGATGGCTTTCTCTACTTCTTCATCGGAGATTTCTCCGATGGAAGCTTTGTACATGAGCTCGCTCTGTGCGTCGAGCGCCTGCCCGGCTTCGTAGGCGGTGCCCACAAAATGGGTGCCGGTGTCGTAGAGGTAGCCAATGACGTTGGAAAGATCGGTGAGCTTGCTTTCCGGCATGGTATAAACCGCCGCGCCCTGCGCTGCTGCTTCTCGGCTCTTCAGGATATTGGTATAGTCCTTCAAAGCAATGGTAGTGGCCACGGGGTCTTCCGTGTCGAGTTCCGGGTAGAGTTCATTCAAGGTCTTGGCAGAAAATGGCTGGTTGTTCAGCGCGGCAGCATTCCTCTGTCTCTCATAGGTGGTGACAGCTGCCTTGTACATATCCGGATCGGAGGCAATCAGCTGTGGGGCAATGCCTAGCGCACTTCCTAATTTCTCAGACTGTTCGAGGCGGTTATCATCCGGTGCGCTGTTTCCGAAAAGGTTCTTGTATACGTCAGTGGATTTCACGAGGTCTTTGGCAGATTCCCACTGGGCTTCTACGGTGTCAGTGAAGCCGCCTAAGGGCAGGATCTCTCCATCCTTGACGGATTCCATATTATCCTTCTTGGCCTGCTGCTCTTCAGTCAGCTGAATGCCGCCAAACTCCGGTGTCGGTCTCACCTGGATAGGTGTGTAGTCCTTGGGCTTGATCCCACGCAGCACGCTTCCTAAAATTTCTTCATCCATTGTGATTCCTCTCAAATATCGAATACGCTTAATTCTCCATTGGAAATCTGTCTCATCTGTTCATCAGATACCCACTTGGTCTCAGTCTTTCCGTTCCCGTAGTCCACGTCAATGTAGAAACCATTCGGATTTCCATCTTCGTCTACGGCCTGCGACGTTTCCCTGATGTGATCGTTGTAGGCCTGTGCTTTGCTCATGGTTGGAGCTTCGTAGTCATCCCCGAAAAGGTTTACACCGAAGATGTTAATCCCGCCGATTTTCGTTTTACCAGTGCTGTCGAGGCCTTCTTTCCCGATCACATCGTAGTAGATGGTGCGGAGTTCGTCATTATCAGGATCTCTCCCCTGCTCGTTTTTGAAATCCATGATTTCTCTCTTAATGAGCATTTTCGCTGTCGAGGTGACGGCGGAGGTATTGGTATAGCACATGGCCGCAATGGTAGCGTCATCGTCCGGGATCTTGACGGCAAAGGTTCCTACGCCGTTTCCGCAGTCGATGACATCTTTCCGAATCTTGGCGTCCTGTTCTGCAGTGAGGTAGACGCCTTCTTCCTGCAGATCTTTGATGGTGTTGTCGAGGTCTTCGATGGAATTGATTTTCGTCCCGATAAATCCTTCTAAGGCGTTGAACTGTTTCTCTTTGAGGCAGCCGCTGGTATCAAGTCCTCTGCCTACATTGGCAGCTCTGTTCTGTGATTTTTCATAGGTTCTCTTCTGATTCATCAGACGGCCCAAGAGTGTGACGCCCGCCGAAGAGTCCTTCAGCAAGGGATCATTATTCACAATATCCGCGGCGTACTCATAGGCCTGTCCTGGGGTGGAGCCGTTCTGCTCCATTTCGAGGATTCCTTTGGTGATGTTCTGCACCTGACTCTGAATGTAGGATACCTGGTTCGAGCGGATCTCGGCGTACTGCTGCTTTAAGGCAGCGTCGCTCTTATCCTGAAGCGCGTCTCGTTCTTCGTCTGACATGTCGTCGGGGGCTTCGCCTCTGGCTTCTGCCACGGATCCATAGCCGATCGGTTTGCCGAACCATTCATTCCACTCGTCCATGCTGCCAATGTGGATGCCACCGGAGGAGTTTCTGGCCATGTACTGGCCGTTTCCTAAATAAATGCCAACATGCTTTTCCCCGTCAATGAAATCCCCAGGCTGTGGTTCATAGCCGTCGCCCGCTTCGTGGTAGGCTTTCCCGAAGTCGGAACCGTGCGTGATTGTCCCGTCCGGAAAAAGACCTGTTTTGGCGTAGACGTCGGCCGTCCATGAATCGCACTGGATCGTGGGATCTTTGGTGACACTGCCCATCCACTGATCGCCCTCGGTGTAGTTGTTCCTGGCGAACTCTGCAATCTGGTTCCCTGTGACGCTGCCTTTCCCTTGAGGGACCGGCGTCGGGTGGTCTTTCCTCCATGCATTCCGGAACTGTTCCCATGTCATGGTAGTGAGGTTCAGTCCGTTTCCTTTGACGTAGTCTTCGGCGCTGCTTTTAATTTCTCGCGTCATTTTCTTCTGAAGGAACTGGTCTTTGTAAGCCTTGAGTGTCGGTTCGTCTATTCCCTGTGATTTCATGTAGGCGATGGCATTGAGGCCCGCGCTGTAGTCACCAGTGGTGAGATAGGACTGCATGATCTCTTTGGCTTTATCGTCCTTCAGTGCTTTCATTTTGACGTCAATAGCTGCGCTATCCATGCTGAGGCCTGCCAGAATGGCAGTGGTATTCTTCTCCCAGCTCCCGAAGTTCGTGATGAGGGAGTCGGGGTCTTTGACGGACTGGTTCACCATGTTGCTGGTCATCAAGGAAATCTGATTTCCTGCGTAGTCTTCCATCTGCTTTCGCTGGTACTTGTCGATCATGCGAAGGTTCGAGGTCTGTGACCGTGCTCTCTGTTCCCCGAAAGCTCGGACGGCATAATCAGAAGAGATACCATGATCCTGCAGGACCTGCTGATAAATCTTCTGTTCCTGGTCGGTGTAGTCTTTCTGCAGGTTCTCGGCAGCCTTGCCCTGATGGGTATTGAAAAGGCCGGTGTTCTCATCATCCATAAGGAAATTGATGCGCTGCTCGTAGTCGTTCTTGGCGTCAAAGATTTTATCGTTCTGGTCTTTCAGCCATTCTTTTTGATAAGCCCCTATACCGGCGCTCAGTGTGGCATTCAAGGCATTGGCCCCGGCTTGATTGGCTCCATAGGCATTCGGATGATCTACCGCCAGAATTTTCGCATTCATGGTATTTTTATTCACAGAGGGCGTGAATTGTGAAAGCTTCATAGATCCTCCTACCTAAGCCAGCTATAGGGGCTTTTCGTTCCTATAAATTTCTGCGGCTTGTACTTGGTGACGGCAAAGACTTGGTCTTCCATGGTTTCCGGCATGCCGGCTAGGGCGGATGGATGGTGAAGCTGTCCGGTGGTCTTGGAAGCTGTCCCTCCAAAGGTTTTGGAAACGCCATACATGCTAATCGCTGTATTCAAAAGCGAAGAAATCCTGGCTGCTTTCGCTTGTTGTCTGGTGTTGTAGGCCGCCGCGTCTGCTTGTTTGGCCTGGTTCAAATAGTTAACCTGATTGATATAGGCGTTTTTGGTATCGTTTCTCTGATTCCCTAACAGGTTCATGGAGTCCGTTCGCCACTGGTCGATAGCAGCGGCATTGGCATCTAATACGCTTCCGCCGGATAGACCCGCAGATCCGGCTGCTGCGTTCTGCTGGCCTATCACCAGTTTTCTTCTCGCATCCAGTTCCTGCTGTTTCTGGGCATACTGGTCTGCGATCTGTTCTCTCTGTCGATCTTGAATGCCAGCATTCTGTCTTGCGGCATCCGCTTGCGCTGCATAGGCAGCGGCTTGTGCTTGATATTGGGCATTTTGCGAACGATAGGAGGTATATCCTTGCAGAGCCGTGAGGCCCATCATGGCTGCGGTTACACTACACATGGTCTTTTCTCCTTAGTTCAAAATATAGGAAAGGCTTTCCGTTGATGGTGACATTTCCTTCATAGAGGTCTACCCCCGGCACATTTTCGATATATCTTATGGCCGGGATATTTTCTTTTGAAATGAAATTTCCTAGTTCTCCATATTTCCGGACGACTTCTTGAATAAAGCTATACCCAATACAGACCAGGGCTTTCCTATGATTCTTTACGGATTGTGTGCCCAGACACCACACCGCATTCCCTGCTACGCCAAAGACGCATAGCAGGGTCCCTTTATATCTGGCTTCGTAGACTTCTTTCGAGTCTTCGATAGATGTTGCCACTGCAGCTTCGGGTGGAATGCCAATTATTTCACATTCTTTTTTATCTTCTTCTCTCATATCCACGGCCATTTCATGACCATAGCATGCTGCGTGGGCCTTGTGAACAGGCGTGATTTTCACTCTGTATTTACTTCTAATCATTGATAACTACCTCTCGGACCAAGGCTGCCAGATTGAATGGATATGGCTCATCAGACTGAATGAGTACTCTTCCATTCTTTTCTACGCCTCTATTAGGGATTGTGATTTCTTTATCTCCGGTGTACAGGGTAATCTCTTGGTCTGATAATTCTTCGTACTTGATGGCGTCCATGGGACCCACGCCATTCCCGATTTTCCCGCCCAAGGAGTTTAGCAGACGTAAGGAAGCGCTTCTTACGTTTTTGTTTCTCCCTTGCAGTGTTCCGTTCTGTGTGTTGATTTCCAGGTTAGGAAGTTCCAATTTCATGGTATAGGGAAGGCCGATGATCATGTAGGACACTTTGGTCGGCAGGGTGATGATGCCATTTTCATCAATTTCCACATCAGAAAAGCATTTTCCGTCGGCTAGGACAGTGACTTTCCCGGATAGCCATTTCACTTCTTGGCTGTCTTCCGGAGATGTAAAGGTAAAGACTTTGGCACAGTCAAGCATGATATAGTCTTTGGGGTTGCTTGTCTCTGCGTTCATGGTTAGCTTTTCGATGTATGTTTTCCCTTGTCTCTGCACAGCGGTGTATACATCGTCTTCTGTATCGCCGGCAACGCTGCATACTGACAAGTAGGCTCCGTCTGTTTTGATGTGGCTCCATGCGTAGACTTTCTGCTCTTTGATATAGGAGAGGCAAAGCATGGCTCCGTCACTTCTGACGAAGTAGAGCCTGGAGTCCGGATCCTGCATATAGGCAATATCAGTGATGCGCATTCCTCGAAGCAGGTTTTTGGCCAGCAGGGTTATGTCCATGCCGTCGTAGGAGTCTGTTTCAAAGGAGTAGGCCATATCTCTTACGGTTTGTGCGCGGCGCTGGATGTATATGAGGCGTCCGCCAATGGGCATCGGTTCTACATCGCTGCACCCTCTAAAGGTCTGGGCTTTCGGTGTGCACTTGGTGGGGGTTACCGTGTCTCCGCCGGAAATGGTCCATTCATTGGCATCGGTGAGTACATAGAGATCGTTTGCCGGGCAAAGGTGCTTGATTTCCGCTTGTTCTCTGGATATGAAAGATAAAGCGATGGCGCTATCGTCTGTTATGGTGCCTGACGCTTTTTCTACAGAGAAGTTGTTATAGTCTCCGGTTTTACTCATCCATACGACGTAGGGTTGATAAGAGGTCCCTCCAAAGACTAATCGGTCTTGGAAGAAGGCGACTGTTCTTGGATAGCCGAATTTGTTATTCCAAGCCCCATAGCAATAGGCATCTATTTTCCCCGCTTTCCCCAAGTTTTGTTTCACTAAACAGGTGGCTTGGGTTGCAGAATTGACGGATTCAATGACTACCATCCCATCCTTTGTGTAGGCATTGGTGGTTAGATCGGCACGCCCGGCCGTGGCTACGATGCGAAGTCGGACGTTATCTTCTATGTTTTCAGTGCCGGATTCGGAAATATTATTATCGTTATTAGAGCGATAGGTTCTATAGTTTTTCCATTCGCCGCCATTGACGGAACGCTGAATGGTGATGGTTCCGGTCCATGTCCCGTGAGTGATGATCTTCCAGCTGCTTCCTACTGCAATCGCATCGGTTGTCTGGTTTCCGTTAGACTGTACGGCCTGGGATGGAATGTCTTGGGAAAGTTTCATCCACATCCCTTCCATATCCTTGGTAAAAAACGATTTCCCGGCGGTTATGGTCATCCTTCCGGATATACCTGAGGCGGTCAGTTCAATATCTGCCAGGCTTTTCAGTTTCACCCATCCAGGATTTCCCGTTCCATAGGTTCCTTGTCCGCCATTGCCGTAGGATATGCCTGCTGCCCCTTCATGGCCGCTCCATATTCTGTAATATTTATGAGGCCTTCCCGTTACTTTTCTTTGACTTGTAAAAGTTCCGGGCTGCCCTCCTCCGCCGCCTTTGGCACTTATGATGTTTCCAAAGGAGGAGCTCTCTCCGTCGTTCCCCGGATTTGCTTTTGTCCCGCCATTTCCTACGGTGATGTTGTAAACGGTATTGGCCTCCAAATAAACAGTTTTGGTCAGAAGCTCTCCATTGCCCCCCTTCCCGCCTTGGGCGGTTACGTAGTCGTCACTTTCATTGTATCCGGTTCGTCTCTTATGACTTAGATCTTCGCACCCGCCGCCACCGGCTCCGGCTACGGTAATCAGATAGTCACCGCTTTCCCCGCATGGCCATGAATAGGTTCCGGCTTTATCCCAGGTCTCATCAGCTACATAATTTTCAACCTGTGCGGTTGCATCAAAATACGGACGGGATATTTCCATTTCTTCAAATCGCCAATCGTTATCTGCATAGTGTTTCAGCTGCATCACCGGATGGGTGCCGGATGCGATATACAGGATATCTGCGCTTTGGGCTGTCCTTAGCTTTGACAGCTCACTAGCAGCGTAAGGGGTTGTTACTTCCTGCCCGGTGAAGACTCCATCTTTCCAGATACGGATGTATTTGTCTCCGACTTCCAGTAGAAACCCTGCGTTGACTTTGCTTTTAAACTCGATGAGTTTGATACTCGCGCTTTTAGCACAGCCGCAAAATAAAGAGCCGGTCCGTTTGTACACGGCTCCATAGGGGCGGATATACGCATTTTCAGCGTTCAATAAAGCAGATTGGTATTTATCCAGGTCTACCCGATTGGCTACTTCAGGAGAGATTTCTCCCGTTGTGAAAGAGGACTGTATGACATAGATGGTTTCTCTTGGCATGGTTACCACCTCGCTGTCAGGTAATGATTGGGGTAGGATGGCTTATGCTCATCCTGGATGGCGCTGGTGTATTTAGCCAATGCGATGGCGCTCTGTGCCAACTGGAAATTTGCCTGCTGCATTTGCATGGATGCACAAAGGGGATACGATAGGGCAGCCGCCAGGCTATAGGCCAGTACCTGTACAAAGGATGGCGGGAAGACGTCTGCGTTTTCGATATCCATAGTAAATTCGCAATAAGCGTCTTTGATATTCGTGCAGATGGCTTTCTGTGATTCGTTTACAGAAAGGGTCGTATATGTCGGTTCGCCGTTGTCTTTTTCTTCTGCAAATTCTTCATCATAAATTTTTCGGATAACCAAAGCTTTCGCCGGATAGGCGTAGGTATAGTTCCACCCCATGGTATTGACATCCAGCAGGGCCAGTTTGGCGTTTCTGTGGGCAAATTCCCATGGATACATAGACAAGAGGTTCTGTCTTGTCAGGTTGTAGTATAGTTTGCAGTTTCTGGCAGCTTCGGATTCTTCTGTCATGGATACGATGCGCCCTTGTCCAATGGCTCCCAAAGCAATGTTGCAGATTTCGGTTGCGTTCATGGTGTCCTCCTTTTGGTTCTTCTACTCCGCATAGCAACAAGAGGGTTGTTATCATGCGGCGTGGAAGAACCCACGCCTGTTTCAGCAATACTGTTTCACCAGTTGAATGAGTTCCTCTCTAGTGGCGTTGTCGCTGTATTCGATGCCCGCTTCATAGAGTCTGGCTCGAAGTTCGTTCATAGAGAGCTCTTCCGTTTTTCTGTCGTCCATCATGTGAGATCTACATCAACGACTAAAGCAGCCGTCAGGACACCGGTAGCCGCTCCTGTGACGCTCAGCTTGAGGTATTTTTTCATACCATGCGGGATTTTCACGGACGCTTTGGAGCCTTCGTCTTTAGAGACGGTGAGAGATCCTAATGTTTTAGGACTTCCCATAGCCGCATCGTCATCGGTAGAGAGCGTGACGGTGGCATCTTTGTCCAATGCACTATTGACGGTCACTGCCAGAAAGAGCGGATCATAGGCATCGCCTCCGCCGGAATTGGCTACCACATCGCTAGTCGTTCCGGTCGAAAGGTCTTTCTTCCACATGAATGTGTTTTCTGCATCGTAAATCATTATTTTGCCTCCTTGATAACTGCTTCTTCGTCAGTGATGGCCTGCTCTTCCAATACGCGGATCCCGTTCACATAGTATTCCGGCATGCCGTCCATGGCTTCTTTTCTGGTGATGTACACATTGGCCTTGTCGTTGTAGTACAGGTTTAAGAGTGTCATCATGAATGGAGATACGTACCATGCCGCATTGACGTTCATGAAGTGTCTGATGCGGTGCTGGGCGATAATCATCTTGTCTACGATGGCTTTCTTCTGCTCGGCAGTAGCCGATTCCAGCGCCAGCGTGGCGGTATCAATGTTTCTGACTGCCGCCAGCATTCTTGGATCGTGAACAGCCAAACCCGGTTCCCATCCGTAAATGGTGAGAAGCGCTTCATACTGCTTGCCGTCCGGATCGGATACCATGATTTCCCCCTTGTCGGTGCGAGAGAATCCGGCTGCAGAGTTCTTTGGATAGATCCCGGTCACTGCCTGATCGCCAAAGCATACCAGGTAGGCGGATGTCTGCTTCTTTACGGTAGTACCGCCGCCATTGATGACCTGATAGGAAGAGTCTCCGATTTTCCCGCCGTAGGAAGCAAGGCGAGTGGCGATACCGTTGAACTCATCCGGGTTTTTATCGGCGTTGCCGTAGAAAAGCATGTCGCATACCTGCTGTGTCATGCCCATAACCATAGCGCGGTCTTCGGACATTCTGTAGGCCATGGGATCGTTCTGCAATTTCAGCAGTTTTTTATCAATCTGAGAGTGGCCTTCAATCATGGCACAGGTATCTGTGATCTGGCGTGTGGTGGATTTGGAGTTTCCTACACCACGGTTAATGCGGCGAATCTCCCCTCTGGGAAGGCTGGTGCGCTGGGTGGTGCGGTTGCCCGTCGGAAGGTTCCCCTGGATCCATTTAATCTGGTCCATAATCGGGTCTGCCCGCTGTACCAATTCGATGATGTTGTCAATGTTTCCATCCACGTTCTGTCTTTTGCGGATGTCGTTAAATGTAAGAGAAAGGTCTCCTAATGCCATTGTTTTTTCTCCTTATCGCTTATAAATTGTCCCAATTGGTGTTGGGATATGGGTTGTTTTCTCCGTTCCCTTTGTCGTTCCCGCCGACGCCGGGATCTTCTTTTAGCAGGGTGCCCACTTTTGCCAGCACCTGCAGTACGGCTTTGTTGTTACCTACGCCGCCTTTGTTCAAGGCTTCCACAAATCCCGGATATTCCCGTTCTAACGAGTTGACTGCCAGACTGACATTTTTCATGGCGTCGTCAAACTTGGTACCAAAGAAGGCTTTGGATTCTTCTGCTTCTTTTTCATAAGCAGCTTGCTGGGTCTTTTGGACGCGGTCCATGATTTCTTGCTGCCATTTAAAGCCGTAAGCGGCCAGCTGGTTGGCTTGGTCATTATTCAGATTCAATCCTCTGCAAATGTCTCCAAAGGCGTTGCTGGTATTTTCATCCAGTTCGTATCCCTCCGGAAGGCTTCCTGTGAAGTCATAAACGGGACCGGCTTCCTGTTCCAGTCCGGCCGCCTGTTCCACCAGGGAAGCGGGCTGCGGTGTATCCGGCTTCGGATGATCCCCTGATCCCTCCGGTGTTGCAGGGGCGGGTGGTGCTGGTTCGTTCTGTGGTTCCGGTTCAGCAAATGTCTGGAGGTCAAATTTCAATGTGTTCGTGTGTTCGTTCATTGTGGTTTCTCCTTAGTTCATCAGCTGAAGCAGGAAGAAGGCGGCTCCAAAAAATACCAGTACAAACAGAATCGCTTTTTTGATTTCATTCTTTGTCTTCTGTGTCATAAATTCTTTTCTGCTCCATTTGAAAATTGATATATTCTTTTTCGGCTTTCTGCCGCAAGGTGACGGCTTCAATGCCTAGAAGTTCTACCAGTGTCTCGTTAATAGTGATTCCTACTTCTCGCATGCCTTCGTTTCTAAAGGTCCATGAGTTTCCCGTGAATGTCCTGGCTCTATAGCCGGTCATTTCCAAGATTCTTTCCAGTACCCATCGCCCCTCTTTGGTGCTGAGTACTTTTTTCCAGGCAATTTTGTCTCTTTCTTTGAGTTCTTCTTCTATGCGCTTTTGCCATAGAAGGTCAGTATCCTCAGGGTTGGTGATGACTTTTTTCATACGCTGCTTAATCCGGGCGAGTTGATTCCCATCAGGGTTTGCAGAGCTGGGTTCCCGTCATTAGCGGCGTCAGTCAGGTTCTTGGCGGCCTGGGCTGCCGGTGCTACAGTCTGGGCCATCGCTTGTGCCTGGGCAAGCTGTTCCTGCTGTGCTTGGATTCTCTGTTCTTCTTCCATCATGGCCTGTACTTCTTCTGTGGATCTCTGCATTTTCCCCGGCGCTCCTAAGAGTTCGAAGTATTCGGAAACGGTTCCGATAGGGTCTACTTTCTTAATAACATCCGGCCATACCTGGGCCATCTGTCCGGTAAAGGCAATGGCTTGTTCGATATTTACGAGTCCGCTCATTTTCTGGGCCTGTGCCAGTGGGGAGACGTATTCGATTTTGATTTCTTCGTTCTGCAGTCTTTCTGCTACTTCGTCAGGGATGGGATCAAAGGCCCCCATTCTTTCTAGAATGTTGTAGGTTCTTTCGATCAGCGGGGAAAGAAATTCATCTTGCAGCCGTTCGACTACCGGACCTAGCTGCTGGAGTTTTTCCTGTTGCAAAGCCATGACTTCTCTCGCTGTTTTCTGGGGCTCGTCCACGCTGCTGGAGAGCATTAAGAAGAGGTCTGCAGAGTAGATGCGTTTGATGGCATCTTCCGTGTTTTGGATTTCCTGTGCCAGCCACTGCGGGTTTGTGGGGGCTGTGAACAGTGGTCGGATCTGGTTTTGTCCATTGATGGACTCTTTGGTGTATCCGCCGGGGATGAGGTTAATCCTATGGACTTCCGGAGGGCCAACCATAGGCGGCTTTACCATGATTTCTACGGCTTGCAGGAAGTCTTTTCTATACACTTGCAGGGCTTTGGAGTGCCCTTCTGCGTACCATCCCGGACCAAAGCCGTAGGCATTCTGCCCCGTAACTTGGTATCTGGCTACGGGAACCGGGAATTCTTCGAAGCCGCCGGAGTATAAATAGTCCCTTTCTCCTTCCATCCAATACAAGGATGTATATGGCATGTTTTTATTGCCTGGCATCCCCGGGATTCTTCCATCATTGGGCATGACCAGCCAGATGATTTTCATTTGCCTGGTATATTTACCGCCGCTCTTTAGGGCGTCTTTCACTTTGTCCGGCAGGTTTTTGTCGCCAAATTGTTCCATGATCTGAACCGGTGTCATGGTGAATTTCCGGCAAAAGGTGTTTACTCTCCCACCCGGCCCGGTGCCTATGTAGTAGGTCCCGATGGTATAGTTCTGAAATCGGATCCCTGTTTCCATAGATGGAAATACGCCCAATGGCGCTTGGCCAAATGGCAGCTCCATGTAGCAGTTGTGGATGCAGTTGTAGAAGTTGGATTTATGCAGGTAGTGTTCCACGATTTTTTGGCGCTGGTCCAAAATCTGCATGGCTTCTATGTCCTCTTCTGCTTCGGCTCTTGAAAATCCCATCTTGAACCATTGTCTGGATGGCGGTGTCAGCCCGCTCATGACACCGGCTCCAAAGGCTATATCGCTCATCCAGGCGATGCTGTCTATCATCTTCCCGTCACGGCGGCGCCCTCGATCTGTTACATCGGCGGTATCGCCAAATTCTCCCAGGTAGGGAAGTTGAAAATCTCTGATGTCTTTCCATCTTTTTTCCCAGTTTTTTCTTTCTGTTTCCAGTGCCCCTACGCGGGTGGCGGCCGTTTCTCGTGGTATGGTCTTGATGGCACCGTCTGCAGGGATATATTCAGGGGTGAAGGTGGAGGCTGCCAGACTATCCAAGGGTATTCTTTCCTTGCGTCTGTGTCGCCAGGGTGGTGGCCGCGTAGCCCTGGCGGAGTCTTTTCTTTCTGGCTGCTTCCGCATCGGAGGTGGTATCCGCGTTCATATCGCCGGAGGTCACGTTTGTTACTGCCGGGTCTACTTTCTGAATTTCCGGTACTCTTACTTTTCCGCCAAAAATGGATCCGCACATGTGTATCTCTCCTTTCAATCAAATGGGTTGTAGTTGGTATTGACTATGTCTTCTGTTTGCTGAATGATCGGAAGGGCGAAGGTCAAAGCCAGTGCGTCGGCATCATTCGGTGATGGGACGCCGGCTTTCTTCATTTCGTCCTTTGATTTCAGCTGGATGCGGCCGTCCATGGTGGGTTTGATTTCCACGTGGGTGAGGTCGTCTATCAGCACTTGGTCGGCTTCTATGACGCCGCCGGTCTGGAACCATTTCTTCATAGCAAACCACATGTAGGCACGCATGTTGACGCATGACGGATCGGGGGATGTGCCCGCAAAGGAGATGAGGTTCCACGCTCTCCCCATGGTGGTGCCGGCGGAATAGATGCCGGTGCCGTATCCTAAATCGATATTGACGGCTGCTGCGTGATACTGGTCTTCGAAGCGGGCTATCATGCTCGCTATGGTCATGTCATTGGTGTTCTTGAGGATCCTTGCCAGTTTCTTGGTGTAGAGTCCCTGACGGAGGTAGATGGAGGTGGCGTCGCCGCCGGACCATGCGGGGTCTACGCCTATGACGCAAGGGGCGAATTTGTATTGCCCTTCATGCAGGTTCCTTTGTGCTGCTTTCTTGACGAGGCCTAATGGAATGAACTGCAGGTCGGAGGCGTCCGGGAATTCGCCGGTGACTCTGACTTTGAAGAAGTCGCTGTCTGCCCCATAAGCTTCTTCCCACTGGGAGATCTTTGTCTTGTCTGAAAATCTGACGGATCTGGAATCTACCTGCATGGTGTGCCAGTAGGGACGGAATTTGTGGAAGCAGTCGTAGAATCTTCCGGTGTTTCTCGTCGGGTTCCCGAAGGCGCACCAAAGTCTTTCCGTGTTGGCGTCGTTTAGCGCGCCTTCTGTGACTTCCCAAATTTTATCGTCAATGGCTGATGCTTCGTCGAAGATGAGAATGGTCCTGTTTCCTTGATTATGCAAACCCGCGAAGGCTTCCGGGTTGGCCACGGACCACGGGATGGCGTCGATACGCCAGTTCTTTTCCCTGCCGTCTTCAGCGACGAAGATGGAAGTGGCGGTGACTTTGAAGAGGTCTCTGGCGAGGAACATGGCATGCCACTTCATGAGTTCCGGCCATGTCTTCGTGAGGAGCTGTGTCTCGGTGTTGGCGGTGACGACGCCGCGGGTATTCTCATGGGTGGAGATCGCCCATAGGATGAGCCATGATACCAAGGCGGATTTCCCGATGCCGTGCCCGGAGGCGACGGCTTCCTGTATGACTTTGTCCGGGGATACGTTTTTGCCTATATGGCTCAGTATTCCCCTCTGCCAGGCTTCGGGGCCGTCCTGATGGGTAAGGAGTCCTTCGCCCCATGGAAAGGCCCAGTAGACGAAGCTGAGGGGGTCTTTCGCCAGTTTGGCGAGGTCATTTACTATTTCGGTGTTCATTCACTCGCTCCCTCGCTTTCTTCAGTGCGTCTGTCATGCCTACGTTCCCGGAGAGTTCCACTTCCTGCTTGTCTCTCCAGTCCTTCGGCTTCCGGTTCTTCAGCCAGAAGATCCCGGCCGTGGTGTCCGGAGGCAGTTCTCTTTCTACGGTGCGCTCGGTTTCTGTGACTGTGCCGTCCGGGTTCTTGATTTTGGAAATGACTTTCTCCTTGACGGTGCAGCCTATCGCTTTTTTGAAGAGGGCGTTCTCTACTCGGATGTCGGCTATGGCCTTATTAGTATTTAGGGTGGCCGATATGGCCGGAATCTTTTTCTTCCATTCCTTCAGGGTGGAGCGGGAAATGCCGATGTTGTGTGCTATGTCTTCGTCGGTCAGCCCGTCGCGTGCCCACGCGCCTAAAATCAAGAGATGATTCGGCTCTATCCACTTCTCCCATTTCCCTTTGGCCATGCTCTCACCCCCCCTAAAAACACAAAAAAGGAGCCGGTATCTTTTTGCGTTGCCCGCGAGATATATGCGGGTAAAAGGTACCGGCTCCTTACGGATGCCGAAAATCTGCTGGAGATTTCATAACTATCTTACGGTGGTTTGAAAGAATTGTCAAATTCTTCATCGTGAAAGTGTGTCACAATGCGCTTCATGGATATGTGCCTGTCTTGACAGCGCATGAAGTATCTCACGATGATCCCACGTTCTCCTGCTTCAAAGACTAGCGTCTTGCCCTGGCGTCTTTTACGCAGTGATCTCTTCTTCACCGTTTCCGGAATATTCAGTTTATTGAAATCTTTCCTTGCCAGGGCTTCCGCTCTCTCTTCGATGGTCATCTCTTGATTTCTTCTACCTCCCAGCCTTTGATTTTGACTCCTGCTTCGTCCTGCAGGCACTTAGCCAGCTCCTGCAGGGTGACGTATCCCTCTTCATAGCACTTATACTCTTTCATGCAGAGGTCTACGAACTTTTCCACTCTGCCATCTTTCTTCATCAGGCTTCCGAACTTGTCATGGATGACCATAGCCGGAATAGCAAGCATCAAGTTAAAGGCCAGCTCGCAGCCTTTCTTGGTGGCTTCTTGTTTCATTGCATTGACGTCTGACTGTTTGATGGAAACCATGGGATCCTTCTTTTTGACGCCTAGTCTTCTTCTTTCCTGCCTATTCATTTTGACGCACTTTAATCTCCAGTTGAACCAATACCACCTGTCCGTTCATTTTGGGCATCATCATTATCAGTAAATGAAATATGGAGAAAAACACCCTGCCCGATTTTATCCCCTTCATGGACTTCCAGCGTCTCGCTTCCGCTGTTTGTGAAGGCAAAGGCAATATTTCCATCGTTTGCCGCATTCCCGTAGTAGTCTGAATCAATCACCCCTACAGAGTTCGGGATGGAAATGTGTTTTCTAAACCCCCACGAAGAGCGCTCGAACAGAAGAAGCACATTGTCTTTCGGCATCTTTGCTTTCACCCATGTCTTTACAAATACAGTCTGGCCTGCCCCAATGGAAAACGGGTACGGGGCAAAGAAATCGTAGCCGGCGCTTCCTGCGGTACTGCGAGATGGAAGTTTCACGGAGAACGGACAATTCTTCACTTTTTCAAATTTAATCATAATATTTCTCCTTTCGTTTTAATCAGATTTCGGGTTCCGGTTATGGATTTTCTTCAATCATTCTTCTTTACCTAAAATGGTATGTCTTCCTGCGGCCCTTTCTCAGGGAACACGCTCTCTTCTCGCTGCTCCGGTTTGGAAGGGCCGAACTGGTTAAACCCGCCGGAATTGTTTCCATAGCCATTGGAAGCGCCGCCGGATCCCTTGCTATATCCGCCGGAATAGCTTCCTCCGGATGACGTTGCGCCCTCTCCCCATTTCGGATCAGCTACGATGTCTGCTACGACTTCCATGATCCAGTGCCTCTGGCCGCTGTCGTCATCGTAGGATCTGGTATTCAGGCTGCCATGGACGTAGACGAAGGTTCCTTTCTTACAGAAGTTGGCCACTCTTTCCGCGATGGCTCCCCAGGCAACGACATTGATCCATGCGGTCTGTTCTTTCTGTTCACCATTCTGCGTAACATAGAGGCGACTGGAGGCGACGGTAAATGTGGCAACGGCTCTCCCTGTCTTGGTGGATCTGACGACTGGGTCTCTTGCGAGGTTCCCGGATATTTCTACGCTGTTCAATTCTTTCTCCTTTCAATCCAATTCAATCCAATTCGCGGAAAATCGAAAAATCTATCATTCTTCATTTGCCCGCTCATTGCTTGACTCCTGCTCATCATCCTGGCTCGTTTTAAAAAGGTTTTGTTCTCTCCGCTCGCCGCTGATGTAAAGCGCCGCTTCATCATAGATTTTCTTCATGATGCGGAGCACGTTATCGGTCGGAGTGATGTCTTCGATCGTGCTGAACCGCTGCGTGGTAGGGCTGCCTTTGAGGCGGAACCGCCCGCCCAGCCGCACTCCTTTTAGCGCCCCGGATTTCTTATCCCGCTTTGGCACTACTTTCTCCACCGCGAAAATGGCCTGTACCGGTTTCTCGGGTCTATAGTCCCCTGCCATGTCGGTATAGTAAAGGCTCATCGCCGCCATAGCGGTTCTAAATTCTTCTCTCGGCTGCTCTTCACACGTGAACGTTTTCACACCATCCGCATCGACATAACTGATGGAAGCACTGCTGTTATTCAGCTGGATACTTTGGAATTGGATTTCTCCCGCCCACAGGTTTCTGCCCTCTTTACTCTCGAGCAGGTTTTGAATTTGGTTTCTTAGGCGCTTGTCTAGCTCTCTCAGATTCTCTTCTTCTGTCATTCTGCTTTCTCTCTTTCTTCGGCTTCTTTGAATACTTGTTCCCGGAAGTATCCGTTATGCAGGCTGAGATACCACCCGGTCCAAAATTCGATTTCGATTTTCCGTCTTTGACTAATGGGTTCTCTCTTGCACCAGTAGAGATGGTGCTGCGGGTGGTCTTTCCTTTTGGCTTCAAGTTTCTTTGCCTTGAAAGATTTCCTGGTACCTCGAAATGCTCCGGCTACGATTCTTTGAATGATCATGCGTGCATCGTGCTTTCTCATTCGATCCCCCATGTGACTCCCTTTTTCATGCATGTTTTGCAATATTTTTCTCCTCCTTTCCTCTTTTTATTTTCTTCGCGAGCTCGATCTCTCCCCCTAGGATCTCTTCGCGTTCTTTATTGAGCTGCTGTCTGACTGCTTTTATTTTCTTACCTGCCTCTTTAGCTTTCTTCGCCCGGCACTCATCGCTGCAGATCCGCTCACAATGTTTCTGCTGAAATTTCTTCCCGCAGACGGGACAGACAAGGATGGGGCGTTCTTCGCTTTCCATCCTTTCCCAGTATTCTCGAACAGTTACCTTTCTGTTCCACTCTTTCTGGCACTTGGCGGAGCAGTACACCTTGCGAGGATTCTTTGATGTGAAGGCTGCGCCGCACGTAGGGCAAATTCTCTTTAGGGGCTTTGCTTTCTTTGCAATTTCTTTCTGCCTTTTGGCTGCCTGTTCTTGGGTCATCAGCATGGCGAATGGAAAGAAACCGGTGTCTTCGTAACTGTAGTTCTTCTCTTCTACGTCCACATGACGCTTTGCGCTGACGCCGTTTGTATAGGCTCTTGTCACGATCCATTTCACCGGGACGGCGGATGAATTCTGAATGTATACTTCCGGATTTCTGGCTCGCAGAAAGGCGGTGTATTCTTCTCTCGTCATAAGAGGTCCCTCTTTTCTCTTCGGATGAGGCTTCCTAAGCTCATGCCGCCGGACATGCCGATCTCTCCTTTTCTGTGCTTGTTGCTTTTGGATGTATTGTGCTTCCAGTACTTCTTCTCGCAGAGGCTGCAGCAGAAGACGGTCCTCTTATCTGTTCTTTCCCAGACGAGGACTTCGTGCCCGCACTCTTTGCAGGGAAAGGCGCGAATGATCGACACGCCTTTGGGCGGGTCAGGATGTTTGATTTCTTTCGCTTTTCGGTTATGTCTTTTGCAGCACCTGTAGGAGCAATACTTCTGGCCTGTACTTCCGTTAAATGACTTCCCGCACTCGGGGCAGATCTTACTCATTTTTCCTCCCTCGCTTTTTCTTTTTCGGAATTTCCGCATACCTTGCGATCTGCATGGGATATCCCCACTCGGTGTAGGTGTTCGTGACGTCTATCAGGGTGAAGCCATTTTTCGCTGGTGGTCTTTCTTTCCACTTTTTGGACTGGATCGTCTGATAACGGACTTCTGGCTTCTTGAGGTTTCTTGAAGCGACGTATCTCACTTTCTGCTTTCCTTCCCTTACAGTGATATTGGACTCTTTCGTGAAGTAAGCGGAAAGTTTCTTGGCGTCCCTTTCTTCTCCCTGGTATTCGATGATGTCATAGGCGCTTAGCTTGGAGTGTCCCCATGCATTTCGAAGCTCCTGCTGTTCCAGGACTTTGTTCACAAGTATGTGATGATGAATCCTTTTTCCCTTGTATTCCGTGGTGTAGATATAGCGTAGTTCCTGTCCGGCTTTCTGGTAGCGTCTCCGAAGTCTCTTGATATAGTTTGTGAGATGGCGGATGGCCTCCTCATAGTCTTTGGGTTCTTTGGCATATGTTAAGGTGATGTATTGGTCTCCCTGCTTGAAATTGGTGAGGATCAGTTCCTTCAGGTGCCTTACTGCTCTTCTTGCATTCACTTTGGCCACGGCTTCAGGGGTCTTACTGCAATTCTTGATACGTGTCTTCTTCCCTCCCAGGCGGCAGGTGTAATACTTCTCTTCTACCCTTCCTCCAGGGTAGGTGAAAATACGTTTTCGATACGGCATCGGTCCTCCAAATAATAGCCTTAACAAGGGGGCAAAGGGGACGGAAAATCCCCTTTGTGCCTTGCTTTTCTGGACTTTTTATGAAGGGCGTGATATACTCTCATATAGAAAAACGCGAATTTATCTTTCACCCTTCGCCGCCTGTTCCCGCAGGCGGCTTTTTCGTGTACAAACATTTCCCGTTGCTGGCTGCTGTCATTGGCACATGGTATTCACATGTTTCACAATGTTCTTCACAGACGGCCGCTTTTTCATGAGGACAATGACGGGTGTGCTTCATACTCCTATGACATACAGGGCAGATGGTATTGTCTTCTCTTAGTATTTGAAGCCTGGTCTTTTCTCTGGCAAGCAGTTCTTCCGGATCTTCTTGATACGGGTAGTTTCGGCAGTCTGGTATAGGGCTGTCAAACTTGCTTTTCTTTCTTCGTGCCATGCCTTCACTTCCTCACTTTCGAGATACGCCTTCGCGATTTGCTGCCACTCCTTATCTATACTCCCGAAGCCTGTATGGAATACATAGAAGTGTGCCTTGGGATCCAGGGTGAGGAGATTCTCTGCGATGTCTTCCCCGCCGGAAGCTACCGGAATGACGTGGTGGACGTGGGTTCTCCCCGCCGGATACGGAACGCCCAGCATTCTTTCATAGACATCCCAGAGGTCTCTATCCCGGAGACGGATGATTTCAAAGAGCTTGTACCTCTTATTTCTCGACAGGCGGATCATCTTCTGCCTCCGGCTTCCCTCTTTTGGAGATTCTTTTTACCATGCCGCTTTCCTCTTCCGCAGGCGGATCGTCTTCCGTCTCCTTTGGGATCAGGTCATCGATCTCTCCCGAGAGTCCCTTCTCACCGGCTTCCTCTTTGATTTCGTCGATGAGATTCTGCGTCAGTGCTCTCAGAAGGAGGGTCCGTCTGGTGTATGGGTTCTTTCCCAGTTCTCCATAGGCTTTGATTACCTGATGGGCACACACCACCAGAGTTTCTTCATTGTTGATGCCGATGCGCATTTCTCCTTTACCATCTTTTCCAATGAGCAGGATGCAGTCATCACATTCGGTTTCCTTTTTGATTTCCTTGATCTTTCTGTCGGTGTATTCTTTGATTTCTTTCTCAGTCATTTCTACCCCTCATCTTTCTGCGAAGTTCATTCCCCGGTCCTTTGTCCAGGGCTTCGTGGATCATCTGGTCCAATGTTTTTCTGCTGTACTTCTCGCGGCAGTCCATGTGTGTCGGCACAAGGCGGCCATTCATCTTTTCCATCATTTCTTTCCCTCGCGGTATGGGCTTCCCGCAGCGTGCGCAGTAGTAGATCATCAGAGTGCACCTGCCTCTGTCAGAGCAATCAACTCCTTCAGCAAAGAGACACGGGCTCTATGCCACTCGGCGCCCGCGTCGCGCCCCTCCTTCATGTAATCGTTTGCCAGATCAATTTCCAGCCTTTTCATCGCCTTGAAGCGTTCTACAAGCTCTGCTTTCGTGTATGTGTCCTGCATGCTCTCTCCTCCTTCCCGTAAACGCCGGTGATGCCGGTAGCTCTTTCGATTTCTTTCAGGCTCTCTTTCAGGGCGCTGATATAGCCTGCGTGCCAGAAGTAGTCTTTGATTCTTCCTTCATGATCCGCATTGTCTGCCCGTGCCTGTTCTTCATAAAGCTGCCTTTTGATGTGCTTCATGAATTCGATAATGATTCCTTCGTCAATCATGTTTCTTCTCCAACATCCGGGCGATATATCCTGCCGTCATGGCAGGGTCCAGCCCGGTTTCTTTGCAATACTCCTTGATGAGAGCAGCGGCTGCCATGATGGTCCACTTCGGGTCTTTATCTGACTGGTCAATAGACACATGGCACAGCTGCTCTCCGATCATCCAGAGCTTAACCCAGCAACCTCTCATTGGCTTTCACCTCGATTTCGATGGTCGGCACGATGCCGTAGTTTGGATCTTTCGTGTCGGTATCATTCCCATAAAGACCGCCAACAATCAGCCCTTCGCCTTCTTCGCTGAGCTCCAGATTTCCTTTGAATCCTTCATAGTATTCGTGCCCTTCGGTGTCAAAGACGTAGATCCACTGGTCTTCCAGGGGAATGAGTGTCAGGATATCGTTCAGCGTTGTCATTGTGCCACCGCCATAAGGAGTGTGAACGCAAGGACGCCAAGGGCCGCCGTCCCGTAGACCACGAACTCATGGAATACCGTTTTCCAGAAAGCATTCGCTGCCTTTTGCTTTTCTGCAGCGATATTCTCCTGTTCCCGATCGCGTGCGTCCATCATCTGATGGACGACTTCAACCGCTTCTGTGCTTGTCATGATTTCCTCCTATCAGCTTTTCCATGCAGCGATCCCTGCCGCGAATGCCAGGATAATGATGATGGCAAGCTCTGCCAGCATGTACCCCGCCATTCTCCTCATGGCCGTTCTCTGCTCTTTCATCTTCTCTTCGATATCCCGGCACTGGCGGCGGAGCATGTCCGCTTTCAGGGCAAGCTCTTCTAATGTCTTTGCTTCTTCGTCTGTCAAAATGGTTCTCTCTCCTCTACATTGAGATCAATGTTCTCGATCTTCAGGTTGTGCCGCAGGTATGTCCGGCATCCATCTAACACATTGACGGCTTCCTCGTAGGTGAGGTCACTGTCTACCAAAACATTCAGCACTTCCTTGATGGCTGTATTCCTTTTCTTTCTCCAGGCTTCGAAGGTCTTTGCAAACTCTTCTGCCCTCTCGTTCATCTGCTTTTTCAATTCTTCCTTGTCCATGGCTTCTCCTTCACATTTCCTTCAGTCTCTTGCAGTTCAAGATCTCACGGATCGCGGTGATGATGGTATCGCCGCAGATGTTCACACGTGCGAGCCCTCCGTCTCTGAAGTAGATCCATGCGACGTCCTCGCCTTCCTTGTTCTTCTCTACCTCGATATCGAAGATCTCGGCATCACCCTCATTGAGGGCGCACACAAGCTGCGTGAATGCGAGATCTCTTCTCGCTTCGAAGTCCTGTCTCTGTTCTTCTTGTAATTCTTCGTCTGTCATCTTTCCTCCACACTCCTCCTCCCTGCTATACTGATAAGCAGAAAGGAGGTGATTTGTATGAAATCAAAAGAATATAACTTTCCACGCATGAGCCTCGTTGAAGCCGTCATTTGTGTAGAAGCTCTGAACTATTACCTGCAGCACGTCTTGAGCGAAGAAGAATTATCTGTCGATGGCCACTCCTCTTATGACGTGATGGCGGCGAGGTCTGCGGTGGAAAAGATCACAAAGACGATCGATGACTTGGATGCCGGTCTCTGACCTGCTTCCACAAATCAATCAGCAGCTCGTATTCATCGCGTTCAATGACTACATACCTGCCGAGGTCATCTTCCTCGTTGCGGGTCGTATCTTTTGTGACCACCATCTTCTTTGTTCCCGGATCGTATTCCAGTACGATCCGGGACTTTTCATTTTCAGAAATCAACTGCAGCAGCTCTCCGATCACAAAGGCTGCGTCCTGAAAAAGGCTTGCGTCTACGATCAGACGTCTTTCTTTTCTAACTTCATCCACTCTTCTCACCTCGATTCATCCACGTCGCTATCTGGATGATCTGTTGAGAAGGTATCGGCATAAGGATCCGGTTGAAACCCTCGGCTGATTTCCGCTTCCGGTATCCCATATCGCCCCGTCATGAGTTTCGCGCCGTCGTATCTTACTACGACTTCCGCTTCGTCCAGCCCATGAGATTCCTTCCTACGTTTTCTCATGTAGTCCATCAGTGGCTGCACCGCCTTCTCGAAGTTTTGGAAATCCAGGAGGTCTTCTCTCTTCTCTTTCTTGAGAAACTTCTTCGCCTCCAGCGCTATGGCGTCTGATGGGAAAAGAAACATATGATCTTCCTCGAATGGGATCCCCGCCGCGAGCAACTGCTCGCGGCATTTTTTGAATTCGTTCTCATCCACTCTTCTCACCTCGATCCATCATCTTCTTCACTCTTTCCATAGCGTCTGAAAGGAAGTAGAACTGGTCTTCGTAGCCGGATACTTTCTTCTCCAGCTCCCGGATCCTTTTCTCGAGACGCCTTCTTTCAAAAGGGCTCATGGGGCTCTCGTCCCCTTCCAGGCCTTCCGCCCTTTCGACGGAGGCTCGGGTGTACCATACGCCCGGGATTGCAAGCGCCCTTTTAATCAGCCCGTCTTTCTCCCGTCGGGCGATGGTGGACGTGTCGCACCCCCATCTCTTTGCCACTTCCTTTTGGGAAAACAGGTTTTCACTGTGTGGCATGGCGTGCCTCCTTCCCCCGGCGGGTTTCATAGTCGCCGGAAATATTTGTAAAACGATATATCGTTTTACTTGTGCATAAAAAGAACCTCCAGCGGCATTTCGCTATGTAATGCACGCTTAATTGCTAAACATTCATCGAATTTAAACTGGGAGTCTCCCCTTACCTTTCCTACCAGCGTCTGGTATTTAATCTTGGTTTTCTCCGACAGCTGAAGGATATTACATCTATTCCTTGCCATTTCGATATTCAAGTTTTCGTACATTATCATCACCTCCTTTGAAAACGATATATCGTTTTACTTACCCTTATAATAAACCGATTAATCGTTTTTGTCAATCGTTTTTCGTTTTTAATATTGTTATTTCGTTTTAACTATGATATTCTATGGGCAAGAGGTGATTTTATATGACTCGTGAATACTATTTAAGGTCTCTGATTTCTGACAATGGTTCATTGAAGGATTTCGCCAAGAAAATTGATATGCCATACAGCACGCTTCTATCCATCCTTAAAAACGTAGGCGGAGCTGCCTGCGATAACGTTTTCAAAATCTGCCAAGGGCTTGGCATTTCAGCGGATAGCCTTTCTCTTCTCGATAAGATTCAAACTGATTCAATTCTTTTGGAACTCACTCCCGCTGAGCAGCAGCACATCAAGAAGTACCGCAAGCTATCCCCCGCCGGAAAGAAAGAGGTGGATCACTATCTCGACTTCCGTCTCTCCGCTGAAGCGCCCCGGGTTGAAAAAGATGCGGAAATATCATCTTCGTGAATTTCAGAAGGTTCTAACTCTCTTCTTCCATATTAAAAAGCCGTACCCATACATTCGTATGAATACGGCTGTGCCGATGGAGATGGCAGTCTCCCGTTGGCGTGTAATGTCCCATGCAATGAGGCGGATTACAACTGTATTATACCATGTACCGCCTCTGTTTCCAATGAACGGAGGTTTTTCTAATGGAACTGAATTACAAATTTATCATCCGCAAGCGGGCGAAAACAAATGGCGGAGCGAGCTACCAGCTGATCCTCTCCTACCGGGATCGGGATGGGAAGTGGAAGCAGAAGTCTAAAGGCGGCTATGCCCTGCGCTCTCTAGCGGCTTCTGATAAGGAGAAGGAGAAGCTGCTGGCAGAAGTAAAGAAGATCGGTGATATCGATCCCATGAACGAGGGGATGACGCTTCGTGAGTTTTCTATGCTCTATACCTCATGGCGGAAAGAGTTAGCTCCCAATACGCTGCTTATCTATGAGTGGCTGGCTGATATCGCCGGTCCTCTTCTGGATAAGCCCATGACAGATATCACGTATGCGGATATCTTTACGAGACTCCAAACTCTCCCATACAGCGAACGTACAAAGGTAAGCTGGGCACGGTATATGAAGCATCTCTTTCGGGAAGCGGTCCGTTATCGTGTCATCGGAGTCTCCCCTATCGCAGACCTTATCTATAAGCCACGCATGGACACTGCAGGGGGAGCACGGCTGCGGACTATGACGCATGAGGAAATTTCCCATCTCTTAGATACCTTGCATGCGCGGAACCTGGAACTATGGATTCTCATGTACATTGCCGCATACACAGGCGCCCGTGTCGGGGAAGTGCTGGCTCTCACTATGGGGGATATCGATTTCAAGTCCCATCAAATCACATTCAATAAGCAGCTCTCCCGTATCGGGAAGAATGAGCTCGGTATCCGTAGGATGAAATCGAAGAACTCCTGCCGCACAGTCCCTGCTCCTCCCTGCCTCCTTCGTGCCTTGGATGAATACCGCGAACATCGCGTCTTGTACTTCCATGGTCGACTCACGCGATACCGACACGGTGAAATGCTCACAGCCATCGTGAGGAAGATCTTACCAAATCACACCATGCACGACTTCCGCCATACCTACGCCACCAGGCTCTTATCTTCCGGTATGGATATCAAGACGGTAGCTAGCCTTCTCGGCGATACCATCACTACCGTTGAAAGAGTATATATCCATTACACCGATGAAATGCGAGAAAAGGCGGCAGATGATATCAATAAAATATTCGGATCTTAAAAAGGGTGCACCCGCATGAGCGGGTACACCCTTTTTGATTTTTGACGAATTTTTGACGGGAGAAAAAAGTTTTCCGATATTATCGGTAGTTTTGAGGGAATATCTGTTACTTTAGCAACAAATGAGGGAAAAAGCAAGAAAAAGTCGCACATGTAAAAAGGACGAGGAAGGGCATTCAGGCCCCGGCGTGGCATCATCGTCCCCCTGGCACCGGCAGCAAGCTAAAAAGTGACCCTCTTTTCGAAAAAGGGTCACTTCCATCACAAAGGCGCAGCAGGCTTTCGCAAGTGTCCATGGATGCATTCCCTGCAATCTGGCACCAGCGCATTTCACGGTTCATGTCGTACAAGTACGGCTAAACTTCGCTCCAGGGAAACACTGATTAAATCGTTGTCAGATTTTACTCTTGAATTTTTATGCATAGCGAGGAATAACCTGACGCGAATAGCGAGCTATTTAAGGAAGGCTATGACGAAGCTATGCATAAAAATTCTTGTAAAAGCTGACTCTGCGATTTAATCAGCGTTTCCCCAGGGTTAGTCCGCGAGGCGAATCCTGCATGAGATCTTTTGACCTGTTGCATCTTTCTGTGATTTGTGTTTCTTACGCTCTCCGGCGGCTAGCACGCTTTCGAGTGGGAGGAGGGAAATCAGATCCACCGCCAGCCCTCTCTGCTCTCCTTTCCTATAGGTCTGTGCACGAAGGAGCGCGGAGGGAGCTTTGGGCTCCCGGGAAGATTTCCCTTTCCATCAAATACATTCGCTGGATTTTGCGTTTTTACACAGTTTGGAAACAAGAAATTTTTAAAAATGCATCAGGAAATGCGAAAGGCATTCCAGTGCCGGATTTCATATGCGTTTCCTTAATTTCTCTCGGGGTGATAGCCAGGGAGTGTATTTGCGGGGACGCTGAGATCCAGATCATAGTCACTGAGCGGATCGATGTTGCTGGCGACTGCACGCTGGTAGTCTCCCATGGAGGCTCTGGACTGCATCGACTGATAATCTCCATATTCTGCCGCATCACAGTACCTTTCGATCGCTCTCACGCGGACATGAATTTCGTCCATCAGCTCGGTGTAGCGGATTTCGTCCGGCTCGATGGTACCAAGGCCATTTTGTTTCGCGTAGGCACGCCATTGGATCATACTTTCATACTCTGCGACGAGGCGTGCATTCGTCATTATCCAAGGCTGCGTGCGGTTGTCGAACCAGTCCGGGCGCGCGGAGAGTTCATCCGGCGGCCATGGATCGAGCGTGCCTGCAAAGGCAGTGGGATTCGTGCCATCTGGGCTTTCGATCCGCTTCACGCCATACTTCTCGGCTTCTCGTTCGCTTTTCTTCTGTTTCTCGCTCTTTGGCTGGGACAGTTTCACCGGTTTCTTTTTGGCAGAAGAGCCGAGAACGCTTCCTATGGCTTTATCCGCTGCTTTGCCTGCGATGTCTCCCCAGCCAAATGCCTCTGCTTCTCCGGCAAGGCCAAAAAACAGGGCAGCGGTGAGCCCGATAGCAAGAATGGATTTCTTTTTCATCATGACCGCCTCCTTTTGGACTATCACTATAACCGCATTATAACATAAGTATATAGGAATTCCAAACAAACCAGAATGACGATGCTAGGGAAACGCTGATTAAATCACAGAATCAGATTTCATATGGATTTTTATACATAGCGTCGTCGACATCCTCCTTAAATAGCTCGCTATTCGCGTCGAATGTCTCCTCGCTCTGTATAAAAATCCAAGAATGAAATCTGA